GACTAAGTTTAAAACAATGTTCATTAATGATTTAATAGGCGTTGAAACAAAATATTATTTTATTGATGACACAATAGTAAGAGGTAATTAATTATATGATGATAGTTAATTATAAATCTAAAAAAGATTTAAAAAACAATATCGGAAATAAATTAGATTATACTGAAACTAGTTTATTCGGTGCTGAATATAAATCTAATGGAACGTTCTCAGCTTGTAATAGACCCTCAATTAATACAACTTTAATTAATAGAGGTATTTTAAAAGCTAGGGAATTTTTTACAACTATAACAATGGAAAATGATTTAATAAAAAAAGTAGATTAAATTATTTTTTAAAAATATTTAGACTGTCTTTTTAAGCCCTTAAATAATTTTCTACTATGTAGACACTTTCATTTAAATTTAACTTAAAGAGGTTAATTATGAAAAATAACTTTTTACCATTTTCAAAAAGTAAAAAACTTTTGAACATTGATAAAAACGCCAAAACAGTTAAAGGTCAAAAATTTGGATATATGACAGCGATTTTATATTTAGCGTCATCAAATTTAAGTGGCTTTAATGTATGTCCACAAGCTAGTGAAGGCTGTAAAAAAGCTTGTTTAGTTTCAAGTGGTCATGGTGCTTTTAAAAATGTGTTAAATGGTCGAATAAATAAAACGAGGTGGTATATTCAAGAGCGTGAAAGTTTTTTGATACAATTGAAAAAAGAGATAACTCAATTTATTAAAAATGCTGAGCGTAAGGGTTTAAAACCTTGTATTAGGTTAAATGGTACTAGTGATATTTCATGGGAAAATACAACTTTATTAAGTGATTTTCCTAATGTTCAGTTTTACGATTATACTAAGGTATATAAGAGGGCTGAAAAATACGCTAAAGGTTTATTACCTTCAAATTATCATTTAACTTATTCTTTAAATGAGGATAATTACGATTTAGCTTTTAATATCCTAAAATTAGGTGGAAATATTTCGGCTGTATTTCGAAAATATATTCCTGAAATTTTTAAAGGTTTTAAAGTCATAAACGCTGATGAAAGCGATTTAAGATTTAATGACCCTAAGAATGTAATTTGTGGGTTAATTGCTAAAGGCAAAGCGAAAACTGATTTTTCAGGGTTCGTATTAGACAATGAAAGTGAGGTTAATTATGTATAATAATAATGATAATAATAAATATTCATTTTATAATTCTAACAGCCTTAAAACTTTAGGTAAAAAAAGCCTTCAAAGTTTTTTAGGTAATAGATTTTTTAAAATTGGGTATATTAAACAAAATGGCAAAGCAATTGAACATATAGGGCGTTTAAATTGCGAGTCGAAGCTCAGGGGCTTAGATTTTAAAAGCGTTGGAAAATTTAACTTTAATTTTTGGTCTATGACTAAAAAAGATTTTCGAACTTTTAATATTGCCAATATCATTTACATAAAAGCGAATAAATATTTAATCACTAAATTTTATAATAATGAAAGTGACGAATATACTTTTAGCTTTAATGAAATTGATATAAATAAATAACAATCATTTAATTTGAAAGTGTCTACATAGTGGAAAATACTAGTTTAGATTTTTTCACTAACTTGAGCGAGTAACCATATATGAGAAGAAAGCACCGAATAGTGTAAATCTCATTTTTTGGGGGCGAGTTCATTTATAATTTAACCTCTAGAAGTGGGGCGAGGGGCGACTTAGTTCGCCCTTTGCCTTCATTAATAGAGGGGCGATTGTTTATATTAACCTATAATAATAAAGGGGCGAATATGAAAGTTCTATCATTATTTGACGGTATGAGTTGTGGACAATTAGCGTTACAAAAAGTAGGGGCGAATGTCACTAAATATTATGCGTCTGAAATTGACAAGTATGCAATTCAGATTGCTAAAAAGAATTTCCCAAATACAATTCATTTGGGTGATGTGACTACTGTTGACGCAACAAATTTAGAAATAGATTTGTTGGTTGGTGGTTCGCCTTGTCAGGGTTTTAGTTTTGCAGGTAAGCAATTAAACTTTGATGACCCTAGAAGTAAATTATTTTTTGAGTTTGTGCGAATATTAAAAGAGTGCAAACCAAAATATTTTCTTTTAGAAAATGTTGTAATGGCTAAAGCAAGTCAACAAGTTATTAGTCAATATTTGGGGGTTGAACCTATTGAGATTAATTCTTCTTTAGTTTCGGCTCAGCATAGAAAAAGACTATATTGGACGAATATACCTTTTGAAATGCCTGATGATAAAAAAATTTATTTGAAGGATATTTTAGAAAATGGTTTAGCGTCTGATAAGATGACGAAGGACGGAAAAGCTTATTGCTTGACGGCTCGTTATCAAGGTGCTGTTTGGTGGAACAGCATACAAAGAAAACAGCGTACTATGGTTAAAGTTGATAAACCAATTTCTAAATATGGTTTAAAACAAGTAGGCGTTGCTAATTTGAATGGACATGATTTATTAAAGCGTGTTTATTCAAGTGAGGGTAAGTCACCAACTCTCAATGCTCATGGTGGTGGTAATACAGAGCCAAAAGTTGCTTTAGAGCAATTTAAAATAAATCCTGAAATAGTTTCTAACTATGTTCCTGATTTAAAAGGTGCTGTATGTGACCCATACAATAAGCGTATAATTAAAGGCGATAAGTCTACAGCTTTAAGAACTAATTCAAGTAATGGTAATACTTGGGTTAATGACGAAAAACACTCTTGGCGTAAACTTACACCTTTAGAATGTGAACGATTACAAACTGTTCCTGACAATTACACTCAAGGCGTATCAAATACTCAAAGATACAAAATGATTGGTAATGGGTGGACTGTTGATGTAATTGCTCATATATTAAAAAACATAACAAAGGAGTAAGTGATGTTTAAAAGAATAGAAAGGTGGTTCTATTTACAATTACAATTAATGTTGGATATGTATTTTAGACGAGGTAATGCTTTTTTTACTTATGAAGAAACACATACACCTAAAACAAACAAAAAAATAAGACGATTATATAAACAAGGTAAAATATATAATTGTCAGAAAGGAGTAAATAATGGACACTATTGATAAAATCAAAAATGATGTTCACAATCTTAACCGTGAAATTCAAAAAATAACTGAAAAGCAATTAGAGTTAGTTTTGAATGTAGGTAAGATAAAAAAGACTCAAGAAAATGTAGTGGGTCTTAATGAGTACCAACAGCGAATAAAAAATAATCCTGTTGGTGGTGGTTGGTATCACTTTTTTGGTGTACCAAACAATGAGGAAGGTAAACTCTTTATTTCACTTATTGATAAATATTTGAATAGAGATGTTTATGGTTATAGAGCAAGAGGACGAGGAAACGGTTCTTATGCTCATTCATTACCAAGCGACCAAGCTGATAGCTTTGTTGTTTATTTAGATGAAAAAAAGAAAGGAGTCTAAATGTACATTGATAACCATACAATAAAAGTCATTGGCAAAAAATATGGCAATGGCAAAGTAGTAAAACAAAATGCTACTCTAGTTGAAAAAACTTCAACAGAGGGATTACATATTAAAAAGTTAATTCCTATTTTAGAGAGCATTCAAGACGCTTATGATTGTGGCTGTGAGGTGTCATTAGACATAACTATGAAACAGCACGAATACAGATAAGACCAAAATTAGGGGGTAGTCAAGGTAAGGGCTACCCTCTAAAAGGCTCTGTGCGTTGAGATATGAGACGAATTTTTAACAAATCTGAGCTTCAAACAGCCAATTCCTGGATTTTCCCATTTTAAGCTATTTATAGAGGGGCGATTTCGAGGGGCGAAATGCAGCTCAAATAAAGGGGCGATTAATTAGTACCCCTATTAGAACCAAGGGGGCTATAAGTCCCTCTAAGTATAACTAAGGAGTAACCCATGATAAACTCAAAGAACTCTATCACTATACCTTTTGTGAGATTGAGAGAACAACTTGACCTTGAAAAAGATATGCGTGAGAGAGGTATCAGTCGTTTTAGAAAGCGATTGACCGACCATAAACAAAGGGGCGAGGAAAGTTTTACGAATTACGGTAAGACTTTATTAGCCAATTCTATAAGACCTTTAGCTGAAGGTATACAAAAGTATACTGAAGAAGGTAAGGGTGAAAAGGGCGTTCAGCCTATTGCAAGAAGACTATTAGCAAATCTTGAACCTGACATTGCGTCATTGATTACTGCTAAGTCTATTATCAATTCAATTACAATTTCCAGGAAGTTAACTAGTGCAGCTATTAATGTTGCAAGTAAAATTGAAGATGAAATAGCGTTAAGGTCTTTTGAAGAGGGGCGACCTGAACATTATGGGATAGTAAAAGCTGACCTGGACAAGAGGTCTTTTGGCTATCAATATAAAAGACGAAAGTTAAGAGAGTCAGCCCAAAAGAATAGTTTGGAATGGCAAGTTTGGACTAGAAGTGAAAAGGTTCACGTTGGATATAAGTTAATTGAACTTATGTGTACAACAACAGGACTTTGTGATGTTCAAACAGTCATTACTCACAAACGAAGAGAAAAGAAATTAATCCCTACTGCAAAAACTTTGGAGTGGATTAATAATAGGAATGATTTTCTTGAAGTATTAGCACCTGAATATTTTCCGACTATAGTACCACCTCGAAGATGGGAACAAGGAAAAGCAATTGGTGGTGGATATTATTCGAGACATATCAAACCTTTAAGCTTAGTTAAGTATCGTAAGAGAGAAAACTTACAGCAACTTGAGAACGTTGAAATGCCTTTAGTATATAAAGCTGTCAACGCTCAACAAGATACACCATATAAAATAAATGAATTTATTCTTGATGTCTTAGAAAAGGCGTGGAGTAAAAACATTAGTATTGGTGGATTGCCAAAAGCAGAACTTGAAGAGTTACCTGTAAAACCTCACGATATAGATACTAATAAAGAAGCTCGTAGAGCGTACAGACAAAAAGCAGTTTTGGTTCATACTGAAAATGCTAGACAAAAATCTAAAAGATTATTGTTTGCAAAAGTAGTTTGGATTGCAAAAATGTTTAGAGACAGACCGTTCTATCACGCTCACACTTTAGACTTTAGGTCTAGATGTTATCAAGTGACTAACTATTTAAATGGACAAGGCGTTGACTTTGCGAAAGCCTTACATTTATTTGGGACAGGCAAAAAGATAACTGAAGAGAATAAAGGCGATTATTGGTTAGCTGTGACAGGTGCAGCTCTTTATGGATTAGATAAAGTAACAAGAAAAGAACAAGTAGACTTTATTGAAAACAATTTTGATTTGTTCAATAAAATCCAGGAAGACCCATTTACAAATAGAGAATGGGAAAAAGCTGATAAGCCTTTTCAATTTCTTGCGTGGTGCAAAGAGTGGGTTTCATTTAAGAATGTAGGTTACGGATATATAAGTAGTTTTATTTGTAACCAAGACGGTTCTTGTAATGGAATACAGCATTACTCAGGAATACTAAAACATACACCATCTGCAAAAGCTGTAAACTTAGCGAACTCAGAGAAACCTGAAGACGTTTATACAGTTGTCAAAAACAAAGTTATAGAAAACTTAAAAGCGAATACTGAAAGTGAGTTAGCTAAACTTTGGTTACAGTTTGGTGTCAAAAGGTCAACAGTAAAGAGGGCTATTATGACTAGTCCTTATGGTTCTACAAGATATTCTTGTAGTGACTTTGTTGATGAAGATTTAGTTAAACGAAAAGACCAAGGGGAAATGCACCCTTTTGGAAGTTTAGCTTTTCCTGCTTGTACTTTTTTAGCAGGAGTAATTTGGGACAGTATGGGTGAAGTTTTATCTTCAGCTAGATTAGGAATGTCTTTCTTACAGCAATGTGCAAAAGTTTTATCGAAAAGTGGACACGCTATTCGTTGGAACAATCCTGTAGGATTTCCGGTAATTCAAGATTATCCTGAATTTAAATCTATGAGAGTTAAGACTAGATTGTTTGGTGAAGTTATCAAACCTAGAATTAATGTAGAGACAGAAAAGTTTTCTGTTTTAAAAGCAAGTAATGGGCTACCCCCAAATTTTATTCATTCGCAAGATTCTGCTCACATGATGTTAGTAGTTTGTAAAGCGTATGATAAAGGGGTTTCACATTTTTGTAATGTACATGATAGTTTTGGGACGACAGCAGCAGACAGTCAAATTTTAGCTGACACAATTAGAGAAACATTTGTAGAAATGTACTCTACTGATTGTCCGTTAGAAAGTTTTAAAACATCAATACAACCTATACTAACAAAGAAACAAATCGAAAAATTACCAACTGTGCCTGAAAAAGGTGACTTTGATATAAACGAAGTTATGCACAGCGAGTTCTTTTTCGCCTAATAGTACCCCTATTAGAACCAAAGGAGTAAAACTATGAATAATGACGAATGGTTTGAACATTGTCGGTTCGTACCTCTAGACCAAGCAGTAAGATATGTGGAAAAGGGGTATATAATTGAAGACTCAAACAATAACGAGGAAAATAAAGATGAAGAATAATAATGTAAAAATAACTACACCAAAAGGAATTGCTCAATATCCGTGGCTAACAACTGCTGATACTAAGTTTTCTGAGATTGGTGAGTTTAAGACAAATCTTATTCTAAACAAAAGCGAAGCTCAGTCGATTGCTCAAACAATAGACAAAGCTTATGCTGATAGCATTACTCTTGCAAAAGAGAAAGCTAAGGGTAAGAAAGTTAAACAAGCAGACAAGCCTTACTTTGATGAAGTTGATGATAAAGGTAACCCAACAGGTAATGTTATTTTCAAATTCAAATGTAAAGCTAAAGTCACTACTAAAAATGGTGACACGTTTGATAACAAACCTGCTATATTTGACGCTCAAGGAAAACCTATGCAGAATGTAAATGTATGGGGTGGTAGTCAAATTAAAGTGAGTGCTGAATTAATTCCGTACTACACTCAAATGGTAGGTGCAGGAATAAGTATGAGACTTAGAGCTGCTCAAGTTATCGAACTAGTTGAAGGTGGCAGTAATTCTGAAGGTTACGGTTTTAAGAAGGAAGACGGCTACGTCCACACTACTGAAACTAAATCTGAGGAGTTTAAAGATGAAACTAAGAAGGAAGTTTCCACCGAAGACGACTTCTAATTACCGTTCAGGATTAGAAGAGCAGATTGTTCAACAATTGAAAGCGAGTAAAATTGATTTTGGATATGAAGCAGAAAAAATACCGTATATTAAACCTGAAAAGGTTCACAAGTACACGCCTGATTTTATTTTATATAAAAAGGTTGGTACGCCTATGTATATCGAAAGTAAAGGACGTTTCTTAACGGCTGATAAACAAAAACATATTTTGTTGCGTAAGCAATATCCTGATTTGGATTTAAGGTTCGTCTTTAGTAATTCGAATACAAGAATTTCTAAGAAGTCTAGGACTACTTATGCTATGTGGTGTAAAAAGCATGGATTCAAGTACGCTGATAAATTTATACCT